ATATGAACTACTAAAACCAAAATTAGCAGGGTATACGTCGTAATCAATAGGAAATATAAATTCAGTAGTGCTGAAACTGGCTGATTTAATGTATATTTTATTACCGTATAACGTCTTTGCAACCTTTAATGATGCTAAACCATTAGATTCTTGTATTACAACAGAATGCCATGAATTGTCAAATATTTCTAAATTAGATGCTGAAATTGCATTACCAGTTGCTGTTGAAAATAACGTTAAAGTTCCTTCATTATCATCATTAGTTTCTTTTGATAATACTAAAGTATATGAATCAAGCGTGCTTTGATTTGTAATCTTTGTTATTCCATAATAGCTACCAACGTTATATGTATAATTTGAATCAGTTTTAAATCTAAATTCTAATACATTTGCTGGTGCAATATATGTTATTCCATTATCATATTGAGAAATTGGCATTTCAATAGTACCTTGAGATCCTGACAAATAATATGCATAATGGTATACGTCGTGAACATATTCTGGAAAATGATCGTTATCCGTAAATGTCGAAGGACCTCCATATTCTTTAATTGTTAATATTGTTGAAGGAATACCAAAACAAGAAAGAAGCGCTTTAATTGATCGAGAAGTTCCTTTTGATTTTAAAATGTAAGGCAAATTATTAACTAATCTTCTCCAAATTTCTTTTGTGTTATTTTCGTCTGATATTGAAGTAATTCCATTTATATCACTTTGCAGTGCATTGCCGTTTGCATCTACGCCTAAAGAATATCTCCATAATTCAGATGTTGATTTGCCATTTAATAACTCAAAGCCCATTGAAGACGCCACGTGATGTAATAAGTCATTTGGCATACCATCTTTAGGATGTTCTTCACGAGTATGTATTGAAGTTAAATTTTTAATGTATGTCCATAAAATATCAAAATGCTGTGACATCATATTGATAAAAAGAACATACTGCTCACCATCTTCTGAATTTTGTATATGCGCTGGAATTGTATTTTGAAGTGCATGCACATTATACCTGTCATATATCGTAGCAATTTCTAACAATCCTTCATAATAGGTTTCAGCGGTTACTGAATCAATTGATTCTTGAATAGCAAAATATTCGTATGGATCTGCATTCCATTGTATTGTTGCAGCTGACCATAACTCATAAGCTTCTAGCCATGTTGAAGTTGAATTAAAAGGTAATGATTTTTTCGGCCATGGAGCTATGGAACTAGTTACTCCATATGAAGTAATAGCATCATCAAATGAATATAATTTAGATTCATTTGATTCGAAAAATAAATATTTTTCAAAATCGTCAAATGCACTGACTACTTTATTTCTCTTGCTATATAAATCAGTTAAATTAGTATTTACTACAGGTCCTGGATTAACGATGTTAAGTATTACGTCTATTTGTTGAGTATAATATTCAATTAATTCTAATTTATACTTAAAGTTTTTAACTCTTTCAACTGCAGATCCATAATGTACAAAATTATCAAAATATCTATAATTAATATTTAATTTAATTCCAGATAGTGAACCTGAAAAATAATTATCAATAATTTGTTGCGATGTCGTTGCATTTGTTGCTAATAAATCATTCCAAGATCGAAATGACGTTGCAACTGAACCTCCCTCATATTGATCTAAATCAAAATTTGGACCAGCTAATGTAGTTACTGGTTCAGGAATATATTTAGGTATGATTGATATCGAATCTAAAAACGGAGTAATTATTTCTTCTGAAATAAATACTTTAGATTTTTCGCCATGTCTTGCAGGTAGCGGTTCGTATAACTTAATAAATATTTCAGGAGTAGTCGAATTATCAATTTCAAATCGAAAATTAACAATTTGATACGTTTCATTGAATCCAAAATTTAAAACAAATGAATCAAATATATCATTTAATAAAAGATCTGACCATCTATCTCTTAAAGCTTGTAATTGAGTTACTAATGTTAAACTTTCACCGTCAGATAATTGCAATCTCAATTCTCTTCTAGAAGGTGAAATTTCTTTAATAAAAACTTTTTGCGAATCAAATCCACCTAAGACATTATCAAATATATTATATACTAATTTGTACTGTCCTTTGTTAATTCCTAAAGTTTCTAATTCTTTAACAGCATCAATTGCTAAATGCTTATACGCTACAGCAACTGCATCTTCTCGAATACTTACTTCGTCAAATAAATCTTCACGATTGCTGCGATTACGTACCCGTGGTGACCGCTGAGTATTGTTATCTTCAATCGTAAATATTGCATTATGATTACCAGTTAAATATATCCCATCTGGAGTATAAACGTGTAATTCTAAATTTGGTCTACTATTGTCTTTGAAAGTAACCGAAAAATTTCGGATATCTAAAAGCTGTCGATCAATAGACTCTATTCTAGACACTTCAGTAGTGCTAGTTGCATTTAATAAGTCCGTTTGATTTGTATATACTGATAACATTTAATACTTTTAGGCTTTTATATAAATATCTACTTCAAATATTCTAGTAGATTATTTACTACCCCCATGTTCGAACCGCTTGAGAATTGTTAGTAACTACTAATCTTCCAGAATCTTCTAAAATTAATTTAGCATTAGAAGAAAGACCGGTAGCTATAGGTTCTAAGTTATAATAATATCCATTCTTTTCAGGAGTTTCTTCACCAACTATTAAAGCTGTAGTAGTAAATGCTAATGCATATGCTGCGCTTTCCTCAGTATATAGTGAGTTACCGTCTATATCACTTATAACTCTAACTAATTCTACAACAGAATCTTCTAATGGATATCCTCTTTCGTCAAATTCTCCTTTCCTTACAATAAAATTTCTATCTCCTTGAATCTGAGCTATGTACTTTCTATTTTTTGATAAAAGTCTGTCGAGAGGTATTGTAAATGAACTAGAAGGTGATGTTGACAACGATCCTGTTATACCTTGAGTTGTACTTAAAGACCCGGTGATTTGCATTTCCGATGATGCAACTAACTGCTGTCCATACTTTAATATATTTGATATTTTATTGTCGCCGGCAGGATTTTTAAGTGCGTCTAATTGAGCTTGAAGTGTTTCTATTTGTTGTATTAACGCGTCAATTTTCGATTTATCAGTATTTCGATTTAATCTTAAATTTTCTATTAAAGCTTCTAAAGAATTAATTTTAGCTTGTAAAAAGAGTGTCGGATCCACAACACTTTTTGCAATAAACTCAGCAAACTCAATATCAATAATTTGATTGAATTTTGTATATGATGTTTTTTTAGTTGCTAAACTAATAAATTTTCTTTTTGTATCAGTTGTATTATTTTTATCAATAACTATTTGCCCGACTGTATTTGTATTATACTCCTCATAATTGAAGCTATTAACTTCTAGCGGATCAATTTCTCCTGTAAACACTTTTACAGGATCAAATTCATGTAATTCGTAATTTGCCATTATTTAGTAATTTTAAAAGTAAAGTCATTGGAATTGAAATATTCAGTTACTCCGTCAATTACTGATTTAATTTCAAATTTATAATATCTTTCAGGATACATCATTGTCGTGTAAAAATCAAAATAGCTTCCTGAAGTGTTAGTACTAATTTTAGTTGCTTCACCGTAAGGAATAATTATTTGATCGTTATGAGCATCTAATATTTGATAGTATGTCGTAGTCGGTAATGCTTTAATTGTAATAAAATCAGAATTTTGTGCAAATGTTGGTCTAGGATATTTAGGTCTAGATGCTACTAAAATTCTAACTTTTGCATCTTTAGGATATTCTGATTTAAAATTTCTGGTGTAAATTATAGGATTATCTTCATATTTTATAACACTCAATGATCCTGTATTATATGAAAAGCTTCCTGTCCAACTAATATACAATTGAGGTTCAAATACTGTATGAGTTTCTGCAGAATAAAATTGTATATTTGTATTTGGGAAATTTGCAGATTGTACTGCAGCATTATTTAATGAAACTATAAATCCATTATTTGATAACGATCCAGTTTGCCATCTTTTAACAATGTTAGTAACGTCAATATCAACTGTATCCGTAGTTTTAAAACTAAATGACTGACTGGCAATTGAACTGGTATACCATACACCTCCTCCTTGAGTTGTGTTATGATCCATATCTGTCCCTGAAGTTAATGAGTTGGACCATGGACTTGAACCAGATCCTTGAGTTGTTATCCAAGTTGCCCCGTTAGTAGCTGTTAATGCAGATTCAATCGTATTAGAAGAATATCCTACTCCATTTGACCAACTAGCAGCTAATGCTTTTGCTTCAATTGTATATGTCTGAGGAAGCTCAGATTCTTGAACTGTATATAATTTTAAACTTGCAGATATGTTATTAAGTGATATACTATTATCAGCTAATATACTTGACAATGATGATATATCAAATTTAATCAAAGCTCTTGATTCAGCTAAGTCTCCTCCGGCGCTAGTTCCTGATTTTCCTATTTCTAGAATTTGATCTAATCCTGTATTTCTATACAGGTCAGATTCGTATATTGTTGTATCTTGTAATGCTGATATTGACCAAATCATATTTAATTTATTTTATAATGAAACAACTTTACCAATTATATCTGTATTTGGAAATTTAATTTCAAATATTGAAGGATCTAATGAAGGATAAATTACACCTGCTTTAGTTGCAGCTGCAATATCATATACATTTCCAGAATATCCTTGCGTCGCATCATATAAATTGACAATATTAATTGAAGTTACTGACTGAACCCCTTCAACTCGATCTAATTCTGTATACAATTTTGAAATTACAATAGGTTGATTAATTTGCCATTGTTTACTGTTAAAAATAGTTTTTAATTTATCGATACACAATAATAACACTTCATTAGAATTATATTCAGGTAGAGTGATTATTTCAAATTTAACGCCGATATTAATAACATATGCCGTCTTAATATTGACAGCGTCAGTTAATATTCTGTATTCACTTATATAAGTTTTTAAATTTTCTTTTACAGCTGGGTTTAATCCTGTTAAATTGCCATTGCCGTTATATCCTAATGTATACAAATTAATTGCTAATGGATTAGGTATCATTTCGTGATCATTATCTGGATTAAGTTGTTGATCTTGAATTACATATGCTTTTGCAACAGATCCAAATCTTGAAGGCATTGAATATGCTCTAATAATATAATCTTGTGCAGTAATACTTCTTTGCTGAGTTGCAAAGTTTGCCATTGCATTTTGCCTAATCTCTTCAATAGTCTCTTCTGACTTACCTCCTGTTGCCGGAGTTGGATTGGTACACGCCACAGAAGCTTTAACTTGATTTAATAACGCAATGTCCAATGTTTGAGAATCTATTTGATATTCTACATTAACAATTGTTTTTAAAGAAAATGCAGATACATTTGATTTTATTCCACCGCCTGTTGTATATTTAACTGTTAATGTTGTATTTGAAGGTGCTAAACCATATGTTTTTGTATACATAAAGTTTGAAGGATCTATTGGATGATCAAATTGAGTTTGTAATCCATTTAATCCAGACCCCACAGTATCAGGATTTGGTATTATCTCTTCATCATCATTGTCTGATATTCCAGGGCCAAATTGAATTTCTAAATTTTTATCAGATCTAAATTTAGTAATAAATCGATATGCTGTCTTTTTTAATTTTAAAAGATATGGTACTGATGTATATTGTGATAATTCAGGATCATTTTGTACTGTATTAGCTATAGTCTCGAAGACCATATCTTGAGCTAAATATGGAACTTCTGTCCAAGTGTTATTATCTGAATCTACAATTGATACTACTTCAATAATGTCCGTATCATTAATTAAAATTTTATCAAATCTTTTTGCAGCTCCAAATGTAAATGTTTTTGATTTAATTGTACCTGCAATAGCTCTGACTGACTTTTTAAGTAAATAGTATTCTGGCGTATTATCAACATTACTAATTTGATACACGCTAACTTCTGTTGGATCGAAACTGCTAGAAGCTGAAAAATTAACTAAAGATGTCGTTCTAAATTCTGTGCCACTTGAATCATCTCGAGCAATCATATTTTCTTTAAGAGTTAAAGCATATGACCAATCTGGCTCTTTACCACTCACAGTTGTTTTTGCAGGTAATAATTGAAATACATCTAACATTACCGTTGCTGGAATAGTATTTTTTGTCTTATATCCTACATTAGCAGCTAATGCTAATACATTAGGTTTACTAACTGCTGTGTTTAGAAATGATTCTTTTAATTGATTATCTGTATAGTATGATAATACGTCACCTACATACGATGCCATTTCAATAAACATCATTCCAGGAGATGTTTCGTTAAAATCATTATAAGTATCTGGAAAATAATTTTTTGCAAACTCTATTAAATTTGCTCTAAATTGACCAAAATCCTTATTAAGATATCTTACATCTTTTTTTACTTGAGTCATATTATATTTGTTCTATTGTGCTAGATGTTACTAAAAATGTTAGCGGAATTTCAGATTGAACTCCATTTACCGAAACTTTCATTGAAATCGTAACACCATGTTCTTCTTTTGAATTTCCTACGGCTAATACAGTTTCAACATTTAATTCATTAATTTCAATATAAGGCAACCAAAAGTTTACAGCGTCTGTTATAGAGTCGTTAATAGAAGATTTTAATAAATCATCATTTTGCTCAAATAAAGAATCTTGTAAAGTAGTACCAAAAAAAGGTTGCATAATTCGCTCACCTTGCCTCGTTAAAATTAAATTTGTTAAATTTGACAAAGCTTGCTCTTCAGTGGAATACGACAAATTAAATAATCTTCCGTCTCTTCTAGCAAATGGAAGTGTTATTCCTACCGCCACATCAGGATTGTTTATTGATATAATTTGTTCGTATGCCATTAGTTACCTTTTTTCTTATTTATTGCTTTCATTAATTGAGAATAGTCTCTTGTTAATGCATTGACAACTGCTTCGCCTTCTGTGGTTGAAGCTAATTGGTTAATATCAATTCTTCTTCCTTCTACATCAGTTACTAATGCAGGAGCTGAAGGAGTTGGTCTAGATTGCATTGAAGGCCATTCTGAAAAATCATTATAATCAATTTGCTCTTCTAAATAAGCCATTGGGCCTTCTCCTTTAAATCCAGCAGTGTCATTTAATAAATCATTTAATGTTGGATTTACTGTATATTGTTTTGGTTGCTGTTTGACTTTTGGTTTGATTGTTTCTGTATATGATACAGACGACTTAGTTGGTTGGTTTACTTCACTAATCACAGAACTAAATTGTTTTAATTCAGTACGAACAGCAACTTGCACTTCTTCTCGTATTACTTTTCGAAGTGTTTGTATAAAATCTTTTGAGTTCATAGTACTATTTTATAATAAATATTTACTTTATGAATTTACGTATTTTAT